TAGACGCTGCTTGACACATCAGGTAGTATCAGGCATATCTGGTTACGCGGGATGGAGAAGTAGTATCTCATCGCCCTCATAAGGCGAAGGTCGCGTGTGCAACTCACGCTCCCGCAACCAGTATCGGGGGAGTTCCCTACTAGAAGGGGCTTGCATCCATCCAACATGCAGGCTGGTTTGGTGCAAATCCAATGCCCCCGCCAAATCTTTTGGAGATTGAAATGTCTGACGATCAAAAAAACGTTTACGATTATCGCTTAGCGCGTACGGCCATGTGCTTAGTTTACGCACTGGGGCAGCAGAATATTTACGCTGACATTAACCTGAACAAAGTTGCCGAGTATTTGCTTGAGAACTTAGACAATATGGAAATTCCGCTGAACGGTTTGAAACCGTTTTCCGAATATATGGCTGAACTGTCTAAAGATTAAAATCAAGCTCTCATAGCTCAACTGGATAGAGCAACGCTCTACGAAAGCGTAGGTTGGACGTTCAAATCGTTCTGAGAGCACCATCAACAGAAGGGACGCTGAGATGGCACAAGGTGGACACATACGGGCTGAAGAGCCAAAGAACGACAGACAGTTTCTTTGTCCTGACGGCATGGTTGGGCATCTGAAAAAGGTGCTAGAGGGCGAGTACAGCATTCCGTACAACGAAGCTGACGCTGAAGGCAGATCCTTGCTGGTCTTGGATGTTGGTGCCAATTGCGGGGCATTTACGGTGTATGCCAAGCTCAAATGGCCTAACTGTGAAATAGATGCCTACGAGCCCTTGGAAGCCAATCATCAGTTTTTATTTGCGAATACCCAGGATCTAAAGGGCGTTACCCGATTCCAGTCGGCAGTGGGCGATCCAGCTAGAGACAAGCTCTACTTTGGCAAGCACAATGTCGGTGAGAACAGCCAGTATCAGGGCAACGAGCAGGTAGACGAGTATGTCGAGATAGACGTGGTCGAGCCTGAGAGCTTGGTGAGCTATGATATTGTTAAGCTCGATTGCGAAGGCGCCGAGGTATACATACTTGCTAGACTGGACTTGAGCGAGACAAGGTATGTGATGTTTGAGTACCACAGCGAGCGCAACCGGATTTCTTGCGATGCTATTCTGACACAACAAGGCTTTGCGTTGCTTGAAATGAATGTAACCTCGGTTGGTTACGGCGTTGCTAAGTATCAGGCACAGTGATGAAATTTAACCTGCAACAGTTCTATGCGTTTTGCCGGCAGCTCAAGATTGAGACCAAAGAAGAAGGTCTAAAGAAGATGGACCGTCTGCTTGGCACGCAGACCTATGTGATGGAAGAAGTTGCGAAAGGATTAGAAGATGACTGCCATTTCTTTGTTATCCTTAAAGGCCGTCAGCTCGGTATTACTACTATCAGTCTTGCCTTGGATCTGTACTGGCATTTTATTAATCCTGGCCTTCAAGGCACGCTAACAACTGACACGGAAGAAAACCGTGACATGTTTCGCTCTACCCTTGGCATGTACATGGACGGCTTGCCCAAGGAATATAAGATCCCGCTGCTGGCCCATAATAGAAACCAATTAAGTCTGAAGAACCGCAGCCGCCTGTTTTATCAAGTAGCAGGCTTGCGAGCTAAGGGGAGCTTGGGGCGTGGTAAAGCTATTACTTACTTACACGGGACCGAAACCTCGTCTTGGGGAGATGAGGAAGGACTCGCCTCACTACTTGCGTCTCTTGCGGAAACTAATCCTCTTAGACTCTACATGTTTGAATCAACAGCGCGTGGATTTAATATGTTCCACGATATGTACGTTACTGCCAAGCGAGCAAGAACCCAACGTGCTATCTTCTGCGGTTGGTGGAGGAACGAGTTCTACTCTGTCGAAGCCGATAACCCGATCTACAAAGTTTACTGGGACGGTAAAGTAACACCTGAAGAGAAAGAATGGGTGCGCGACATTAAGAAGCTCTACAACTACGAGATCAACTCTCGGCAGCTTGCTTGGTGGCGTTGGAAGCTCGCGGAAGGCATCAAAGACGAAGCCCTCATGTACCAAGAGTTCCCGCCCACGGAAGACTATGCGTTCGTGATGACCGGTAGCTCGTTCTTCTCGAACAGCAAATGCACCGACGCAATGAAAGCATCTCGCAAGGCAGTGCCTGACTGCTATCGCTATGTGATGGGCCACAACTTCCAAGACACGGAAGTAATGAAGTCAAACCCTAAACTCGCAACCCTCAAAATATGGGAAGAACCAGATGATAATGGATACTACGTTATTGGAGCAGATCCTGCTTATGGCAGCTCTGATTGGGCTGACCGTTTTTGTATTCAGATTTTTAGGTGCTACGCCGACGGACTCGACCAAGTCGCAGAGTTCGCCACCTCAGAACTCAACACCTACCAATTCGCTTGGGTCATCGCCCATCTCGCCGGAGCCTACAAAAACTCCACGCTCAACCTCGAAGTCAACGGACCAGGCCAACCCGTCATCCAAGAACTCCGCAATCTCAAAAGACAAGCCGTCAACATCGCGTCCCAAAGCGAAACCCGTAAGCAAGGCGAAGCGTTAATGGCAGTCCTGTCCTCCATGCAAAATTATATCTGGAGGAAGAACGATACTCTTGGTGGCCTGACCAACTCGATTGGCTGGGTCACGACCCAAGCGTCCAAAGAGCGTATGCTGTCCTACTACAAGGATTACTTTGAGCGCGACATGATGGTGGTAAAATCCGAGGAACTCTTAGAGGAAATGAAGACCATCCGTCGTGACGGCGGAACCATTTCCGCGCCTGGACGTTCTAAAGATGACCGCGTTATGGCCGCTGGCCTAGCAGCAGCCGCTTTTGCCGAGCAAGTGCAACCTCAGCTTATTGCACGCCGCATTACCCGTGACATGCAACTCAAAACCGAAGACCGCACAGCCGGAGAACTGGCCGTCGGCAAGAACGTATCCGAATACCTGAAGCGCATAGGATTTGGACCAAATGGATAAAGTCTTAAATAAATCAGAGATTTACCGGCGCATGGATCGTTTCCAAGAGGACGACAACACGCCGTGGTCATGGCCTATGTTGGCAGAACTAGCAGGTTACGCGCCTGGTCATATGCGGGATGTCTTCGTCTACAAGTCCCAACCCATGACTGAAACCATGCAGATCCGTGTCAGCCATGCCCTAGCCAAGATCGAACGCGGGGATGTCACCGTTATGCGTAATCGGGACAAGACGCGCTTCATACAATACAACCAGAAGCCAGAACCTCGCATGGCTAGAGGCAACCGGATCATCCTTGAGAACGGCGCCTTCAAGGTAAAACCAGGCATTATCAACCGTAATGACTATTCCCAAATCACCCTAAAAGAGCAGTTGGAGGGCTAAAATGGCCGTATTAAGATCATATCAATGCGTAAAACACGGATATTTTGACGCTTGGGAGGCTGAATGCCCTCATGGATGCAAAAAGGTCACACAGGTCTTTTTGAAGCCATTTTCCATCAAATCCGACCGTACCAAGGGCGCTGACAAGACTTTGAAGGGCTTGGCGTCCGATTTTCAAATGACCAACATCAAATCGACCCGTGAAGGCGAGTTCCAGACGGGTTACCACACCCGCAACAACAAGCCTGAGCTTAACAAAGGCCATGAAGCGGCTAATGGTGGCGTTATGTGGGGCGGAGGTGGCCGATTTGACATGGGTAGCGCGTTGGCCGGAAAGGCTGTACAATCAGGAAATGGCGAACCGGCTGGGTTTGATCCCAAGAATCTTGGCAAACTAACCGGACCGCGTGCGGCAAGTTATCAAGCTGACCATCAGGGATTAAAGATCAATGCGGATTCCAACTAAAGCAGATGAACGCGAGTTCTTTTACTTAGACCTGATTAACAAGTGCGATGTGTCCAAACCAGAGCGTCAGGGTGATTACTCATCCTTGCGCTCTAACTTTTTGTTCGGCGCCGGTCCAGAAGAGTCACCTGCACCCTTCAACAAGATTGCCTCGCACATCGACCAGCTAACTTCGTTCCTCTACTCCGCAGAAACAACGCGCTTCAACATTGCACTCGGCGCTGGCGCAAATGACATTCAACACCGTTACGTGCCGCCTCTCAATCAAGCGTTGCATGACGAATGGAACAACTCGAATGCCGATCAAGTTTTCTCTACGGCCCTTACTTGGTCCTTGGTCTATAATTCGACCTTTATCAAGCTCATACCCTTCAACACGTCTATCCATCCTTACTTGGTAGACCCAGGCTCAATGGGCGTCTTGCGCGAAGACGTACCATACACCGACCGTCAGCAAGCGTTGACCCAGACCTACTACATGACCAAACAGGATTTGTGGGCGCGTTTGTATAACCATCCGAAACGCGACAGCATTATTAGCCGCATTACAACCGCCAATTACGAACCAACGCATGTGCCTGAAGGCGTTGACCGCATCGTGATGTCGCAGACTAATCCAACTCTATACGGCACCGTCAACCTCGACCTTTACGGCTACAACCGCATGAAAGCGCGTATTGCCGAAGACACGGTGGAAATGACTGAGCTGTATGTCTGGAATGACGAAACGCAAGATTATCAAGTCGTTACTCGCGCCGCGCCAGATGTCATTATCTACGACCGGCCTAACGAAGAACTATTCCTCAAGGGCGAGCTGCCATTCATTCAGATCTGCCCTAACCCGCAATATGATTACTACTGGGGACAATCCGAAGTTTCCAAGCTGATCTATCTTCAGCAGATGCGTAACCGGCGCATGACGGAAATTTTGGATCTACTATCCAAGCAAGTTAACCCGCCGACAGCTCTTACGGGCTTCACCGGCATCTTGGATGAAAAGAACTTTGCATTGAACCGCGCAGGTGGTTTGCTGTCGTCTGACATGCCGAATGCAAAAGCAGAACGTCTGGCACCTAACATTCCGCAAGATCTTTACGCACAACTTAAAGAAATTGATGCAATGTTCGAAGAAGTTTCAGGCATTTCATCCGTTCTCTCTGGCCGTGGTGAGCAAGGTGTACGCTCCGCCGGTCACGCTTCTCAGCTCGCACGTCTTGGATCTTCACGCGCAAAAAAACGCGCTATGGTTGTTGAAGATTCATTAGAGAAAATGGCAACGCTGTATCTTAAGATCATGCAAGCCTACGATCCTTCTGATCTCAAAGACACTGAAGGCAACAAGTTCATCCCTGCACAATTTACCAAAGACTATGTGGTCAAGGTGGACGCGCACTCGAACAGCCCGATCTTTATGGAAGATCTGCGTTCGTTGGCTTTCAATCTGTTCAAAGCGCAAGCCATCGACAAAGAAAGCCTCATTGACTTGCTTGACCCTCCAATGAAGCAGCTTCTCAAGGAGCGGCTCAAGAAAATGGATGCCAAAGCAGCGGCAGCTCAAGCACAAGGTGGCGGCGAAAAAGTAGTGCCAATGAGCAAAAAGCAGGGCTAAAATGGCTAAAGGACAGCAAATTAACCCAGTTCGGGGCGACCAACCAAGGGCGTCAACTACCCAGTTGTCTCGCGACGTAAAACCC